CGGTTTTCTCCGGTTGCTCCGGCAAATGAAGGAGCAAGATATAAAGAATTAGCGTAAAACTGGGTGAATGTGGCGTCCTGTCCATTTATGTAATTACTTAAAAATAAAATTACAATAATTAAATAATATCCTATTCGTTTAAACACTATTAATTATACGATATGTAAAACTTCTTATCACCTTCATAATTACCATACACTTTAAAAAGACGATATCTATTTTGAGCTGCGTTTATTACAGCAGCATTTTCGAGATCAATTATTTCGTTTATGTCTGTAAACGATTCAAGAAAAACGTAGTATGTTACGCTGCCGGTTGCAGATATTGCAATTGCACAAGTAATATCTTCGTTTGTTTTCATCTTTATATATTTATTCGCTTTTAAAGTACACCAATAAGTTTAAAAATCTGAATTAGTGCATACCCCATAACAAAAATAGAACCAAGTTTTGAAAAGGCTTTAACAACAAGTTCAAGAAAAGCACTTCCTGAAACGGTCAATTTCATAAAGAACCAAAGCAATGCAAAAATTAATGCACAAACGTGATAAATGATTTCTATTGTCATGGTATTAATTGCTAAAATGAATAATCGTAATATTCTCTTTTTACTCCGAAGATAATGTTTATTCCGTGCCATACAGTATGTGCTTCCGTAAGACCAGGAATAACTGTACAAATTCGGGAGTTATGGTTGTATTCGCCATTAGCTTCTTTGTATGCTTCATGGAGTCTGGGCCCAAATTCACCATATTTTTCTGTTGCTTCTTTTGTGAAACGTACTTCATTCTGTTTAGTTTTCCATCCACCCCATTTGTAATAAATACTAATGGGCTTGCCGGTAAGTTCTTTGTATTCGTAATCCTGAGAATCCGACATTCCAAGGCCATCAATTCTTTTAGGATTATATCTCTGAATAACAGCAGTTTTTTTCTTTTCGTCAACTGAAAGTATTTCATATGCATGACGATCACTGTAAAGTAAAATAGTAGCACCTTTGCCTACAACAGGCACTGTACTGTTATGACTCATAAGCTGATTAAAAAATCCGCCTGCTGCACCAATTCTTTTACCCTTCTGTTTAAAAGCTTCATCGTTTTTCATAACGGTATTATTTTATTGTTAGTATAAATATAACAATAATTCTCGACAAATAAAAATATTTGATAAATTATTTTTACGAAATGTACCAATTGAGTTCGAATCTGTCATTTCTGTAATCCGGCATTTCAATCCTATAAACATTAATGTGAAGACATTTACGAAGTTCTTTGCCGTTCTTAGAAAGGCCTATGCCCCAAGATGTTTTTGTTTCGCCGGCCTTTGGTTTTCCGCCAAGAGTTACCTGACGAAACCAATCGTCATCGTTAATTTTGTAACCATTATCTTCGACATAATGATACACGGCTGCTACGGCCGAGCTATAGGTATCGTAATAAGTTTCAGGACGATTCTTGTTTGTCATAATGGAAATGTTTAATTTCTAAGACAAATATAATCAATTTCTATGAATTGAAAAAATATTTTAGCAATTATTTTTTAAAAAGTTGATTAAGTGTATCAATCATATTAACGTATTCATCTTCAGTTAAATTATCGCCGAAAAAATATAACGGGTTTTGGTATCTCCCGTATAGATGTATTTCATAATGAAGATGAGGGCCAGTTGAATAGCCTGTGCTTCCTGAAAAGGCGATTATATCTCCTCGTTTGACATTTTGGCCTGTTTTTACATTAAATTTGCTTAAATGTCCATAAATTGTTTGAAAACCATAGCCATGGTCTATTTTAACAAAATTTCCAAACCCTTGATCGTATCCAACATATATTATTTTGCCAGCGCCTGTTGCATGCACCGGAGTTCCCATCGGAGCACTAAAATCTTGTCCATGGTGCCATGCCGGAGAACCTAAAACCGGATGAACTTCTCGAAATTTGATGCCTTCTCCTCTTCGAATTGCAATATTTACCGGAGAAATATAAGGGAGATGTTCGAGTCTACGTATCCAACTTTGTGTTTCTTTATCTAACTCATAAAAACTTGTTTCCATTTTTTGAACAAGATACTCAATCGTATCAAATGTTTTATATGCAGGAATTATAATCTCAGGATATGCAAAATTTTTAAAATCGTCATAATCTTCTTCTGATCGAGTATATGAATCATATTCTAAATATCCTAAATCTAATATATTACGATACGATTCATCTGAAGATTGCAAATCGCTTAATTCGTTTCTTATGTACTCAAATCTGTTTTCAAGCAAAATATAGTTTAGTTTACTTTCTTCAAGTTTTCTTTCAAGTTGTTTTTCTTTAACCGACCCAAATGCTTTGTAATAAGCAAAATTATAAAGTGCCCCTAATGCTAAAGAAATGATTAAAAACAAAAAAATACGAATAAGTTTTTGTGAAATTGTTAGCCTTACTCGTTTAAATCGAAGATCTTTATCTAAAAAATATTTTGCCATTACGCTATTGTTTCATCTTTTATGAATGCAGATTTAACTCGAGGATTTTTCTTTACGCCATTTATAAATTGCCAGGGATTTTCAATTCCATAAATTTCTTTACGAAAATTGTTGTCATAAATGATAACTACACAGTATGTTACAGTTTTGAGAGGGATATATCCATCAAAAAATTTATTAGGACTTAATGAAAATCCACGCATAAAGTTCTTTTTATCTTCACCAAACATAGCTGCTTTATTTTATTTATTTTAAAATAAAAAAGGCTGGGACACATTAAGTGACCCAACCTTAAAGCGTACCGAGAAAAAAGAGAGAGCGTTTTTACAAGTTTTCTCTTGTTGCTTTTCTCTGGCCTTCGGGAACCAGAGTTTTTAAAGCATTTTCATACAAATATACTATGTTTCCATAGCGGGTTTTGGTTTTCTTACGAAGTATCTCCACTCGTAACTACGGTTTTAAAATTGTAACTGAGAACATCTGTCTTTGTGAATGTTTAGGAGTTGTTTCTCCGGAGGTTTTTAAGTTCCCTGCCACATTCTTCGTAGATATGAAATGTATTTTTTCATTTCATCAGGCATTCTACGCTCAGGTTTTTGAATAGTATTCAAATCCCCTGCCATCATTGAATCAAAAACTAATTTAACTCTAGGTTAATTCGACTTGCGTCATTGATGAATACGATGTATCACAAAAACTCACTACAGTCGTGTCTATTTTCAAAGAACTTATAAAATATATATGGTGCAAATATGATAAAGTTTTTAAACTTAATGCACCATTTTGTTAACCTTCTGTTAATTTTAACAGATGTCTCCAAGATAATTTCTTTTCTTTTTTTCGTTTGTTGTACTCATCAACGATTTTTTGTAATTGCTTAACTTCCTTTTTTGTCATGGCTCAAAGTTTTAATGTTAAATAATTAATATATTCGATAACTTCCTTTAATCTAAATTCATAAGGATCAATCCCTTTTGTATAATGCATATCATTATAATAATGAAAGCCTTTGTATAATGTTAAGTTTTGTTCAGTGAACATTTTTATATGCGCTTTATTAAGTTCATTTCTTTTTTCTTCGGGCAAACGTGTTCCATCATTAACATAAGGCGCCGAAGAGTCCAAATATATGTAATAATCTATTTTATTTGCAGCTTCAACCCAAGGTTCATAATTAGGAACTTCGTTAAAGAAAAATTTTGCATAAGATTTTGTAGTAATTAATCCAGTGTCAATGAACAATAACTTATTTGCTAAACGTACATGACGTAATATACTTTTTGCGTGTTCAATACCGAAATCTTAGTTTATTCTTAAGCTATTTTTGCATAATTCAATTTCATCTTTATCTCCCGTATGCTTACCTTTATCATCTGAAAGTTTAACAACAGAGTCCCATTTACCATTAACATCAACAGCGGAAAGTTTAATTACAATATTACGAGGTTTTGCTCCTACATCATTTGTAAGATGTGTTCCAATCCCAAACGAAGATTTAATTCTACCTACACAATATTCTTTAATTTCAACTGCTTTATCAATATCAAGGGCATCTGAAAAAATTATTGTCTTTGTTGTTGGATCAATCCCAAGAGATTCATAGTGTGATATTATTTTATCTGCAAACTCGAATGGATCACCACTATCTTGACGAACACCGTCAAACAATTTTGCCAATTTCATGTCAAATGTACGAAGAAACACATCAGTTGTAAAAGTATCAGAAAGAGCGATACCAAGATCTCCACCATAAACATCCACCCAGTTTTCAAGTGCTATTTTATTGGCAAATTTGTATCCAAACAAAGCTCCATGAGCCATAATCCATTCATGGGCCATAGTGCCTATGGGTTTTGTATTATACTTACGTGCAAAATAAACATTAGAAGTGCCAACAAAGCAATGATTAGCATTGTTTGCAAATGTACGGACAACATCGTTTTGAACATCATATGAAAAACGACGACGGGTGCCAAATTCTGCAAAATAAGCATTATGCGCCTCCATTTTACGAAGCTTTTCGATATTTTTTTCAAACTCTATGTTAGGAGTTTGCTTAGTCATATTATAATAAAGTTCTGACACAATAGCAAGAATTGGCACCTCCCAAAGAATTGTACGATACCAATAACCCTCAATTTCTATATGCAAATGTTGAAATTTATCTAAATAAACTTTAACTTCAGTTGGATTATACTGATATCCTCTAAGAAAATCGATATATGATTGCGGAAAATATTTTATCTTTGATAAAAAATACTTTTCACCATCAGTAAGACGAAGATTCTCCATTGCATTAATTTGCATAATAAGAGCATAATCAAAACCTACAGGGTATTTTTCATTTGATCTATCAGTAAACGTATATTTAACTTTTACGTTAGGAAACTTTTGTAAAACTGCATGCTGCATACTGAATTTATAAAGATCATTATCCAATATGCTATCAATAATCTTATTCATAATCTATTTTATATTTTGTAAATATATTCAAAATTTTTGAAATAAAAAAATTTATAAGTAACTTTTTAATGTTATGTTCCAATTGATAAACCCTTTAATAGAAATAATTAAAAGAACAAGATAAAGAGCCGATGAAACATATAAACCTTGACTAATAAATAAACCAACATATATAACATCAACCAATATCCATATCCACCAACTTTCTATTTTTCGACGAACAAGCAAATAATTTGCAAATAAACTTAATGTAGCTACCAATGAATCAATATAAGGAATAGCTGAATTGGTATATTTGCTTAAAAAACAAGAAACTATCAAATAAAGAATTAATACAGGCGTGATATAAACAAGCCTTCCCTTATTTGAAAGTTTTTCAACTTTAGTTTTTATATACTTATTTTTCTCATTAGTTTCTCGATTATGATACCAGACTATTATTCCCGCAATACCCTGAATGAAAAATATGCCTTGCAATGCAAAATTAGCATATAAATTTGTGTTATAAAATATAAATGCAAATAAGCAAACAGCACATATTCCTACAAGCCACGACTAAATGTTTCGTTCTGTTGCATACCATACACTTAGAAGCGTAAAGATAGCTGCAGGTATTTCGAGAGATAACAATTACTTTATTGTCTTTATAACGAATTCTCTATTTTTAGGAATCAAAACAGTAGTTATAGTAGCGGTATCCACATAAAAATGAACAGCACGACCATAGCCTACAAAATTACCCATATTATATCTTTGAGCAACAATTGTATCAATTTTGCCTGCATATTCAACGGTATATGTATGTAATGGTTTTTCTGTTGCCATAGCGTTATATGTAGAAGTTTCTGAATTTGAACATCCCACAAATATTATAGGGCACAAGATAAAAAATATAAACTTTTTCATTGTTGATTTAGTTTTATAGCATTAATGATTTATTTCACATATACTTATGACTTTAAGATTTAAAGCCCAATTGCCCAAGTATCTACAAAATATGCTCCAGCTTCAAACAGTTCTTGTTTTGTCTGAGTCAAATCAGAATCTATCGATTTGCATGCATCTGCAAGAACATATGTATCATAACCTGCTAATGCAGAGTCTATTGCAGTATTCTTAACGCAATAATCTGTGGCTAATCCGCATATGTATACTTCTGTAACTCCCCTTTCATCAAGAAATTCTTGAAGTTCAGTGTTCTCAAACGCGCTATAACCGTTACTGTTTATGTCAGTTCCCTTTTTAAAGATATAAAAATCTTTTTGGCATTTTGTTAAATCTAAATCAGGGTGTAATTCCGCGCCAGGTGTATTTTCGACACAATGATCAGGCCACAGAACATCACCGTTATAAGAATCATAAGGATCCTTCCCTTCATGGGCAGAAGCAAAACTTAAATGATTTGCTGGATGCCAATCTTTTGTAAAAATTACAAGATCAAATTTTGTCAGAAGATCATTTATTGTTGGTATAATTTTATCTCCATCGGTAACTGCTAGAGCTCCTCCTGGGCAAAAGTCGTTTTGCATATCGACGACTATTAGTGCTTTTTGTTTTCTCATGGTATCAAAGTTTTACGTTTAATGTTAACAGGGTGATTTCTTTTGAAGGCTGTGCCAAGATATCTTTTAATCGCAGGATGATTTTCATATGCTAAAGTTATTATCGCTTTCTGTGTTGATCCAAGAGTATGTAAATTTTCCCAGATTCGAAGTATTTTATCAATTTCTTTGTAACCTTCTCTTGACGTTATTTTCCGACCAGGAAGTATTTGTTCCATATCTCCGCCATCTGAAACACCAAGACCATCTGTGGCCATAGCATTTATGGTATCCATTATTATTTTACTTGCTTCACCTTCACATTCGTTATTTGCTAACCATTCGGCCATATCATAAACTTCAGTTTTCCAAAGTTCTGCGATCATTCCATAATCGCCTGGATTTCCATGTATTGTCCAAAAACCAAGAAGATATTCAGTATAGTTATCAGTGCCTAAAACCATACCGCTTGTTTCTGCCGCAATGTTATAAAGATAAATCATACGAAGGCGTGCTTGTATATTTCCTTCTCGAATTTTCCACTTAGTCATATGTTCTACACTGTATTCTAATATTGAAGGACGTGGATTTAAGTTAACATCTCTAAAAGACCTTCTGATTATATCAATACTCTTGTCTTCTTTAAATTCTGTGCAAAAAAGTTTTCCGGTTCGTTTTGCTCTTTCTTTTTCATCATCTGTATTTGAAACGGTTGGTAAACTTCGCCCTATTAAAGGAATATCGAGTTCATCACAAACTGGTTTAGCAAGTACGGCACATACACAACTGTCTAAACCTCCAGACACTCCAAGAACAAGTGATTTAATTTTATGTTCTATGATATAGTCTTTTAATGCTTCTCTGATTCTTGAGACTACAAGTTTGTAATTGATGTCATTTATGTTATCATGCCATTTATTTTCGCAAAAATATTTATCCTGTTGTTCTATCCATGCCAATAATTCAGGATCTTCTACCTTTTCGTATTCTATTTGATCCCAAAGTTCATTATCTGAAGATGCCTTATCATAAGAATTAACATAATAGATCTTTTTAATTCCGGCTGCTATGATACTTTTTAGACAATTATCACAAGGTTGAAGAATCGTATAAAGTTCAGCGCCATCAATGCCTATATTATTTCTTGCTGCATAGGCAATAGCATTTATCTCAGCATGAGTTTCATATATCTTTGACCACAGATGATGTTTTTCTCTATCTGTTTCAGGATTGTAATCAGGAAATTGGTCGCAACAATTCTTATAACCGGGAGGTGTTCCGTTTATGCCAGTTGATATGATGCGTTTATCTTTTGCGATAACACATCCTACCTGTTTAGATACGCACTTGGATTCCTGACCAAGTAAGTAAGCTGTTTTAAGAAAAAATCGTTTCATCATATTTTATAGATTAATACAAATATAATAAAAAATATGATACGATGTTCAAAAAAGTGTTAATTTTTTTATAAAAATAACAAAGGGAAGAATTTCTTCTTCCCTTCAATTCCTTTATTTCAAAATGCGCCCTTTCGAGTATTAGATTTCAATCAATTTAACACAGTATCTAATAAACCTTTTAGATTTTCATTATCGCTATTTACAGTTTTAAGGTTATTATTTTTGTCTATATAATATTTTCTTGTAATTTCTTGTTTTTGTTTTAAAAATGGGTTTATTTTCGTAAATCTACATTCTACTTCTCTAACATATACATAATCTTTATTATTTAGATAATATTGATATTTGTCTAACATTGATTTCAATGTATCAATAGACTTTAAATAATTTTTAAATATTATTACATACATGGATGTTTTACTATTTTTATAAATATCATACCACAATAAAAAGTCTCTTTCTTTTAATGCTTCTTCTTTTCTTTCATATGCTTCAAAATCATTTAGTTTTTTTTTTCATTAAGGGCTTTATAGAATCTAAATATGCGATACACTTTTTAAACTCTATAGTATCAAGTGCCGGCTGACCATAATATTTTCGAATTTTATTATAGCCGATATATCCTGTAAAACCTTCAATAGGATCATAATTAGACGCAACGTCGGCACTATATTCAATTAAGATATTTTTTTCATAAATCTCTGCAGAATCTAAACCAGTGATTTCATCTATTATTTTAAAATCTAAACATTTAAATTTAAGATCCATTTTTACTTCATCTGAAATTGTACTTTCATAATTTTTAATAAGATTTATATAATCTTTATTAGGGTTGCATGATATTAATAAAGTGATCCCTAAGAATAATAAAATTTTTTTCATTTCTTGAAATTTTTTGTTAATAAAATTTAATTAAATAGTTGAACAAATATAATAATTATATCTGAAATAAAGAAATATGTTTTGTTAAATATTTGTTAAATTTTTATACATCACTTCAAGAGCAAGTTCTTATGAATATATAAATAAAAGCGCTAATGGAAAAAAAGTATTATTTTGTTTACATTACAACTAATTTGTTAAACGGAAAGCAGTATATAGGTGATCACTCAACTAATAATTTAAATGATAATTATTTAGGAAGTGGACGCCCTTATTTCCAAAATGCACTTAATGAATATGGATTACAAAACTTTAAACGTGAAATACTTGAATTTTTTAATACTAAAGAAGAAGCTTTTAATGCGCAGGAAAAATATATTCAAGAATATAATACACTATATCCTAATGGCTATAATTTAAGTCCAATTGGAGGCGTAGGTTTTGTTGGATGTTTTTCTGAAGAAACTAAAGAAAAAATGAGTAAATCCCGAAAAGGAAATAAAAATGGAATGTTTAATAAAAAACACACCGAAGAAGCTAAAAGAAAACAAAGTAATGCAAGAAAAGGAAAAGACCCTTGGAATAAGGGCAAAACAAAAATTTATAAAGAAGAAACTATTCAAAAATTAAAAAATATTTCTCATAAAGGAGAAAAAAATCCTATGTTTTCAAAACATCATAAAAAAGAATCTTTATTAAAAATGTCTAATACAAAAAAAGGAAAAAAACAAATCCAAGTGCAATGCCCGTATTGTAATAAAATTGGTGGCATTGCTGGTATGAAACATTATCACTTCGAAAATTGCAAAAATAAAGAGGGGAATTAACCCCTCTTTTTAAATTTCAATTTTATTAATTTGTTCGATAACTTGATCAATATTTATTTCGGCAGTTGTTGCTTTCATGTAAATATCTTGTGTATATCCAAATAAACGATAAGTTTTATCATTTTCTTTAATATTAACAGTAGGCCCGTATCCACAAATATTAACAATGTAAAGATATGGAGTACCATATTTATTGCAATATTCCTTGTATGAGTTAAGAGCATTATCATGTGATTGTTCGTCTGAAATGATAATAATTCTTTCATATCCTCCTTGTCTTAAGAGTTCAGGAAAAATAGTACCCCATACAGTTCCACCGTGCATAGCGCTACTAAGTATTGATTTCTTTATAGTGTTAACACTGTCAGTAGGATTAAATGTACACATACGGCATGAATTTGCGAATGTATAAACATCTGCGTTTAAACCTTTTGCAAAAGTTGCACCAATTAATGCTGCCTTATCAAGTGCACTAGCGATACCTCTTTTGTGTTCTTCTAAAGAAATCTGTGTTGACATAGATCCAGACGAATCATATACTACGGCTGTTTTACGTTCAGGCATAAGTTCTTTTAAGTTAGGAATTGAACGTTCATACGCAGTATTAAGAGCTATTAGTACTTTTCCCAACTGTGTTGGACGAAATTCGCTCTGAAGAACTTCGTTACATAAATCTATTTGGTGTGGCCATACAAGTGACTTACGGATAAAATCCTTTTGCACAAGAAGTTCACATGCCTTATCAAGTAATTCAGTATTGTTTGTCTTAAGAATATTTCTTAAGTTACGAAGAAGCGCAAGGTAACCAATTTTCTTAGTTTCAATAAGCTCCTTATAGTTATCAGTTTTGGCTTCATTAAGTTCATTCTTTGCTTCTTCAGCAGAAATTTCGCCCTTCTTTACCTTTTCTGCGACAATTTTACCTGCTTCAGTATTCTTATCTTCTACAGTATTAAATTGCTTAAGAAGACCGAGTACAAGAGCCATAAGAGTTGGGATAGTTACCTTTCCGTCCTTAACTTCAAATGCTGTCTTTTCGAACTTAGTTCCCATCACAGCCTTTTGAAATTCAGCTACGTCAATATCAACAGTACCTTGGATCTTAGTTTGTAATGGATGAACAAGGTTAACAATATCAACAAGTGAAATAGCACGTGACTTCATTTGATACTTAGCAAGAGAATATGCATCCGAATTTTCAATTGCATCCTTAAAACCCTTCTTTATAGAGTTAGGAATTGGAGCATCTACACCATTCTTGGCCTGATACACTGCGAGAATTTCAGCCATATCATCAAGACGATAGACAATACCGCCTTTGTTAGCGTTACGTTCACGCTTTGAGTAAAATCTCTTTGCAAGTTCAGTACCTGTAAGATATGGAAGTAATTCAATTGCACCCACATGAGTTACAGAACGCTGTCCGAAAATCGTACGTGCGTAAACAAGTGCCTTAGCTGCGAACAAAGCGTTCTTTGATGCTACAGTGTTAAGAACTGACTTGAAACGAGTTTCACGTTCAGTTTCTCTTTCGTAGTAGGTATTGCTTAATCCGGTTGCAAGTAAACCTACCAATTCCTTTTCAGACTTCTGAGTGTAACCCTGTCCACCCTGGTGAGTGATAACTGGCTTAACTTCTGGATTGCTGATTCTCTTTTCATTGTACTTTGCCATAATGACCTCCTTTTTTACTATTGAGCGACGTTGCCCAAAGAATTATTTTTATTTATTGTTTGTTTCGTTTAATTTTTCTTGCATTGCTTTGTAATTGAAAACTATTCTTGCGAATTGAATTATTTCTGGGATTTCCCAGGGCTCAAATTCATCGAGAATTTTAAAGCTTCCAAAAACATCTTTGATAACTATTGCGTTATCGATAATTTGTAACTTGTTCATTACAGTTGGTTTTAAAAACAAAAGCCCTGAGATTATTTTCCCAGGGCTTTTAATATGTTTATGACCGTTTCCAGCCAAATATTAAAAATGTTGGGAAATGTGAGATGAGTCGTTTTTTTACATTTTCAGGTTGTACGAAGTAACTCGGTCTCTTACCACAATCTATTTGTATTATATATCACTTTAAAAACAAAAAGTTTTAATACTTAATGTTAAGATTTTGTTAAAGTATTTATTAATCACCATACGGATTTAAATCAAAACAAAATTCATATTCATTAAGATTTCCTCTTTTTAATGTTGATAGTGTTGAATTTGCATATGAAATTGATAATTCTATACCACTATCTAAATAAAAATAATCATGCTTACACATATACTTCCATGAAAAACGTCTTTCATGTTCATAGTTTTTTTCTTTTAAATCGTTAATAACGATTTCTCTTTTATCCTTTAATCTAAAATCTACATGGATTTGATTAAAATAGTTGTCAACTTCAAGTAAATAAGCCATAATAAAGTTTTTTAATTGTTAAAGATTCTTCATTTAATGTTTAAATCTTAATGTAAGTAAATATAACAAAAAAATCTAAAACAAAAAAATAAAATCTGTTA